CAATACTGATTGAATCTGTACTCTTGTATCAGGGCTGTGCCTACTTTGCCGTCGGTCAACGCACGGTCAGAGTCGTCCGGACCAGTGGGCAAGTAGCTGGATGGCACACGCAGACCACGGGCCATTTTGTTGTTGAAATACTTTAAATCGTCAATTTCACCAAGATTTTGACCGCCTTGCAGCATCTCTACTGAACTGCCACGACCGTCTGCACCCACTGGAAAGAAGAAATCTTCATTGATTGAGAGTGGATTATAGCTGGAATCCATGATGTTTTGACCGCCACCGCCGTATGTGGGTATTCTGCGTTGATGCATCTCATTCTTCACACGCTCCACAAACGCCATGGCCATGTGGCTGGGCATGTTGCCCACGTCGATCTTGAACATCCTGCGTTCAGGAGCACGTTGCACACGATAGATCAACATGGCATCTTCTAGCAGTTCTTTCTGCTTGAATACCTTGAAGATGTTTTCCAAGATTGATTTACCAAATGGCCAGAATGTGTCCAAGCCTTCGTTCAGGCTCATATGCACCACGTGCTTGGCGTCAATACAGGTTTCATTCACAGCACGATTGAATCGGCTCACGCCGCTCATGGCTGAACTGGGTGCTGTGTAGCCACCACCCTGCATGCTGCCGCCAATGCCGCCTGCTCCGCCTGAACTGGGGTTCACCATGAAGTCTGTTGTGGTCTTGGCTGCCACAGTCAAGTTTTGAAAGTTAGGGTTGATATCACGAATGATGTATTGTTCTGGGCGCTTGCCTTCGTTTTCGTTCACAATCACACGCACCACTTTGCTCATGTCCACCCAGAACATTTCAAATGTTTCTGGATCACGCACAAACACTTGATCACCATACTTGATGGTGTTGCGGAACAGTTTGAATATGCGTTGATCCAGCTTGTTCAGCTTGACCCATTGCTGCATCTGTTTGCGGATGATTTCAATTTCGTGATCTGTGGGGTCGTCGTTGTAGGTTATGTCAAACGGGGTGTCGTTTTGTTCGTTCAGCTGTGTGGAGAACTCAGCGATGATGTCCAAGCATGCGTTCACCTCTGAATCAGCGTCCATGTTTTCATACTGATTGTAGCGTTCAATACGATTGGGATGTCCAGAGTACACTTCGGGCAATCGGCTGGCATAGTTTCTGAAACTGAAGTCAGATTCAGCATTGGTACGTCTGCCGTCGTTTTTGGGATATCCGGGCAGGCCCTGATCTCTTCCACCCGCAATTGGACTCATCTGTCCTGATAGATCTGCTACCTTGAAATACTTTTTCCAGCCTTGTTTTGGTTCTGCCATAGTGTGTTATTTATTGCTATGCAGTGGCCACTTGACTGATCTTGCGCTGATATGTCACACCTCTACGCATGATATCAATGAGATCATCTAATTTTTGTGCTACCAACGCATTGGATGCAATCAATTCTGAATCACGCGGAGTCGCTGATACCGTTTCTGTTTTTTCTTCACGAGGTGGTGCAAGTCCTGCAAATTTGCTGCTCATAATGTCAGTATCTAGACTGGATTTATAGGATGTGGGCATCTCCGGAAATCTGATGTTGTTTGCTGAATTTACGTTGATAAATCCTTGACTGATATTGGCACTAAATGTTTCTATAGTGGGCCGAACACCAGCACCGGGTTCTCGTCTTTCAGGTGCAACCACTGGTGGTTCTGGTTCTACGAATCGTCGTGTCTCGCGCGGTGGGATCCTTACTCCTGCTGCTGGTGCTGCTGGTGCTGGTGTTGTTGTAGCTGCCGATGCCGGCGCTGCCGCTGCTGGCGCTGCTGCTGCCGGCGCTGCTGGTGTTGTTGTTGTTGTAGCTGCCGCTGCTGGTGTTGTTGTTGGTGGTGGTGGCGCAGTGTTGATTTGATTTATCCAATCTTTTAATTTTGTTACTCCTGCCTTTGCATCATCGGTCATTCTTGACATTTGTTGGTCTAATGCTAGCTTTGTCTCATCTATTGCCTTGGATAACTCACCGCTTTTCTTTCTGGCCGACTCTTCTATGTCTGCTTTTGTCATGCCCCCAGGCAAGGTTGGTCTCTCTGCTGTGGGTTTGGCTCCCACTTCGGACCCACGTGCACCGGTGGTTCTTGGACCAATACCTTGTTCGGTTTTTTGTTGTTGTTGCAGTTGTTCAAATCTTAGTTTTTCTGCTGCGGTTGCTCCTTCTGGTGCCTGGGACTTGGCTCCGGGCAATACGTCAGTCACACCTCTTGTGGCAGTGGCCAACTGTAACATGGCGTTTTGCACCGGCTCTATACCCTTGGTAACAAAGTTGGTTAGATTTTCAGTTGCTTTGCGCTGTTCTTGAGTCAACGCAGTCTGTGCAGCAACTGATGCGGCTGTTCTTTCTATCTGGTCTTGCTGTTGTTGTTTGGCTGCTTTTTCTCTTTCTTCCGCAGTTCCTTTCATGTTTTCTGTGAATCTCATGTCACTCACGTTGATCATGAATTTATTGCCTGCGGCCATGATCAACGTGCCAAATTGATCCATGGTCTTGCCAAATTCTCCTTTGGCCGAATCAAGTATCTTGCCTGCTTCTACTCCTTGTCCGGATGCTGCCATCTTGAATGCTTCAGGCGCACTCATAAACAACTTGCGACCTTCTTCTGTTTGCATGCCCATGCCAGTGAATGCTGCCATAAATCCTTTGCGAGCATCACCGGTGGTCTGTGACAGAACCTTGTCTTCTTCTTCCAGTTTTTTCTTGGCCTCTAAATCTCCAGCGTCGGCCCGTTGCTGTAGCTGTCTCTGATGTATACTATACTGTTCGTTCAACAGTCGCTCGTCGCGTTCTTTCTGGATGGCTTCACCGCTTTTGCCGGTGAGTTTGCTGAGCACGTCAAGATTTTTTAGATAGTCAGCAGTACCTGCTGCCAACTCTTCTGTGGTCATTTTCTGAGCAGCACCAGTCTGCGTCTGCATCTTGAGATAACCGGCCATGCCTTTGTTGATACTGTCAACACTCATGCCCATGTTCATGAATTGAGTTTGCAGTCCAGTTTGCTGTATTTCAGCGCTCACAGCACCAAATGTTTTTAGACCTTCAGATACAGTACCTCCAAATTTTGCCAAAGTTTCAGAATTCTGTGACACCATCTGGGCGAATTTTGGCAGATCTTTTTCACTCACAGCACCAAACTGCTTGGCTGTGTCCATTATGCTCTTTAGATCTGCTTTGCCAGCAGCACCCACGCTGGCCAAGTCTTGATAGGTTTTGTACAGTTCGTCTGACTGTACATTGACCATCTGCACATATTGTGTGAGTGCGCCACCAGCAAGATTCAATCCTTTGCCCAGATCTCCCATGAACCCGGAGACCATTTTTATAACTTCGCCACCTTTGTCCAGGGTAGAATTGTAAGCACTGAGACCAGTAGCACCTGATCTAGTGGCGTCAACTAGTGATCCAATTGGCCCCAACAAAGTTTCGGTACTGTTCCGGAAATTTCTAAGACTTCCGCCGGCTTGACCAGCCAATACTGATAATGCTTCAACTTGCTTTTTAAGCTGGGCTATTTCTGCTTGTAATTCTTCTACTGTGGCCATTGATGGTTCCTTGTAATTTTTTCCGGGTGAGATTTTGTCATAATTATATTTATCGAGGAAATCTATGCTACCAAACAACCCGCTGACCCAATACTTTCGCCAACCTGCAATCTACATCAGATTGCCTAGCCAAGGAAAATTCTATCCCCCGGGCACACTAAACATGCCGCCCAACGGAGAAATCCCAGTGCTGCCCATGACCAGTGTGGCCGAGAGCACCTATCGTACTCCGGACGCGCTGTTTAACGGTGCTGCTACTGTGAGCGTGATCAAAAGTTGTGTGCCAGCCATCAGAGATCCCTGGGCCATGCCCGGTGTAGATGTGGATGCTGTGCTGGTGGGCATCAGGATTGCCAGTTATGGACATGCCATGCCCATAACAACAACATGCCCGGAATGTAAAGAACTAGATGACGTTTCTGTGGATCTACGTGCAGTCAATGACAGTATTGCCATCAGCAATTATGAACTTCCGGTTGTGATCGGAGATCTGGAATTTTATCTAACTCCATTGACCTATCACACTGTGAACTACAATAATCAGGTACAACTGGAACAACAGCAAAAAATCAATGCTATTTCCAGTCAGGATGAAACTGACAAAGTCAAACTGGAAAAATTAAAAGAGATCATGGCTTCTGTGAATGATCTCACCATCAAAACAGTGGCACGCAGTATTGGTGCTATCAAGTCTCCTGCTGTGATGGTGACAGAACATGATTTTATTGTGGATTATCTACGTAACTGTGACAGTAAAACATTCAATCAGTTACGAGATCAGGTGATCCAACAACGTGAAGTCAGTAATATCAAACCACTCAACCTAACCTGCAGCAGTTGTTCCCACATGTACAAACAACCATTTACCCTGGATCTGGCAAGTTTTTTCGGCAACAACTCCTGATATCCAGCCCTGGGGAAGTCAGTGAGTTAGTAGACCGCATGGAAAAAGACTGCCAGGCCATACGACAGGAAGCACTAAAGATCAGCTGGTTCATGCGAGGTGGATTAACATATGATCAGGCCATGGCATTGGGTGTACAGGAACGCAATCTTATCAATGAGTTAATCACAGACAACTTGGAAACAACTAAAAAATCCGGATTGCCATTCTTCTAATGGATATCAAAACAGTCACTCAAGACATACTTGCTTGGTCGGAAAATTTTGTAGAAGTTCCGCATCCGGC